TTACAGAGAGGAGAACTAATAAATTTACAGGATCTGGTAGTCTATTTGCATTTATTGGATCTACGGAATCTAGAACAATTGATCTACCTGAGTTCAAGGCAGATCTTAAGTTCTTCGGTGGAATCACATCAGAGATATTCTCAGCAAATCCACCAGAAGATGGGACTGAGATTAAACTATCTGGAACAACAACTCCAGAGATCCTTACATTTGCAGAACAACCATTTGGTACAGTCTTCATATTTGGAGAATCTGCCAATGCACTTGTACAAAGTTATATTGGCGCTGGTTCGCTATTTGGATTCTCTGGTAGTTCGGATTGTGTTGGATTTAATCCACCAGATATCACAACTGATCTTAAGTTCTTTGGCACAGCAGAAGAAGTCTTCTCCGCAAATCCACCAGAAGAAGGAACAGAGATTCAACTATCTGGAAATGCCTTCCCAGTATTCTTTATTCCAAATTATCCAGCAACTGGCAATATTAGTATTCTTGGAGATGCAGATACAGACAGAACCAGAGCATTTGCTGGATCTGGATCTCTTAGAAAACTATCTGGTGCTGCAGAATCTGTTAGCTTTAATCCAGACGAAAATCAAATCCTCTTCTCCTTTGCTGGAGGAATTAGCAGCGAGAAGCACACAGAGGCATATGTTGGTATTGATAATCCGATTAGAATTCGTAGAGGAGCTCTCAGCGACTTCCAGACATATGACTATCAACCAAAATGGACAGGATATGGCGTTATTACACTCAATGGAACACCTAAGGTTCGTTGGGTTCCAAATAATGTTGGATTCGGTAATATCTTCACAATTAACGGATCTGCTGATTCTATCACAGTCAACCCAGACGAAAGACAATTACTATTCTCACTCTCTGGTCAGTTAGTAGAGTCCTTTGGTGCTGCTGAAACAAAACAGATTGAAGTTGATGTTACTGGTGATGGTCTATGTATTAGATCGTTTGCTCATGAGGGAAGTGGATCCGTATTTATATTTGGAGAATCCACAAATCGATTTGTTGTTAATAACATTGGATTTGGTAATATCTTCAATATTAGCGGAGCATCTGAATCTGCCACCTTCAACCCAACAGAAGAACAAATGTTGTTCTCCGTTACTGGAGAACTGGCAGAAAGAATTACATCTTCTTACTATGGTGATGGATCTCTATTTGGTTTCAATGGGTTGGTTGAGTCTTCTGCTGTTGTTCCTCCAGCATCTGCAGATATTAAATTCTTTGGAGAATCCACAAATCGATTTGTTGTTAATAATATTGGATTTGGTAATATCTTTAATATTGGTGGAGTATCTGAATCTGCCACCTTCAACCCAACAGAAGAACAAATGTTGTTCTCCGTTACTGGAGAACTGGCAGAAAGAATTCTTATTAAAGAAGTCAGTCAAGGTGGAACTCTTACTATTTCTGGATCTTCGTTTGTATGCGTATCTGTTGCAGAAACTAAACAGATTGAGATTGATCTTACTGGCGAAGCATATGTTATTGCTTCACTTCTACATATTGGTTCTGGTACTTTATTTGCGTTCTCTGGTAGAGCAGAATCTGTTACTGCAGTTCCTCCAACAGAAGAAGTACTATTCAAAATTTCTGGTGTTGCAACAGAGAAAAATACAGAAAATTACATTGGATCTGGATCTCTTAGAAAACTATCTGGTGCTGCAGAATCTGTTAGCTTCAATCCAGATGAGCAGCAAGTTCTATTTACATTTACAGGAACTAGAAAATCTGAGAATAGAACATCTAGAGAAGTTAGTAAGGAAGGAACACTACGGATTTCTGGAGAATCAGTATTTAATATCTCTCTTGCACACAACGGTGAAGGAGTTATTCCAGTTGGTGGTGATGCTCATACAACAAGAGCAAGAGACTTCATTGGATTTGGAACAATTCCAGTATTCCATGGTGCTGCAGAATCTCTTACTGTTAACCCAGAAGAAAGAGATTTGCTGTTCTCGTTTACTGGCGAACGTATTTCTGAGAGAAGTACATTTAGAGAAGTCGGAATTCTTGGCAAGGTTAAGATTACTGGAACAAGTGGTGAACCATTACTTACCTTTGCTGAACAACCATTTGTTAAAATTCTCATTACTGGTGATTCCGTTGATGTTCGTTTACGTAGATATATTGGAACTGGAGTACTATTCTCATTCAGTAATGCAGAAGAAAAATTCGGTCGTGCTCCATATAAAGGTAGCGGTATTATCGATATCTCTGGAAATGCATTTATTGAATTTGAAATATTCCAACCTGGAAGGACATTTGTCTGGATTATTTAATTGTATAAATACATTTGAGCAAAAACTGTGCGTAAATAATGACCACTCAGGTACAATTTAGAAAAGGCACGACCCCTGAACATGCTCTATTTACTGGAGCACTTGCAGAAATTACAGTTGATACTGACAAAAAAACTGCTGTCATACATGATGGTAGTGATATTGGAGGATTTGAACTTCTAAGAGCAAGATGGGAGGTTGTTAACACTAGTGGAAATCTTTCTTGTGGAGTTAGGTATCTACTAGATACTTCATCGTCTTCATTGTCATTAAATATGCCATACGAATCTGCTGGGGTTGTTCCTCATGTCGGAGATATGTTAGAACTAATTGATTTTAAAGCGACCTGGGCTATAAATAATGTTACATTAACGACAAGTGGCGGACAGCAATTTTTAAATAAATTTGGAAATATTGATTCCACATTTATTTTAGATGTAGCTGGTTTATATGTTCAATTTATTTGGGATGGAAATTACTGGAGGATCCTAGCATGAGTTTATATCTCAGCGCAAGCACAGCATCTGGTTCACAATCAGTTGCACAGTCAAATGATTTTACCGTCCATGCTCTTCGTAGAGATAGCGATGGTATGTTATATTATACTGTAGCAAGATCCACAGAAGATGTAGTTTTTGATTTTCACAGAACCAATGGAGAAGAATACACCGATTTTCTCCAAGGTAACGAATACATTGAAGCTACGCCAAATGTGGCAAAACAATTTTCAAACGATCCATATGATAAATATCAACAGTTCAGATTTGATTTTAGACGTTTGACATATTTTATTGACGGCGATGGATACTTAGTCGCAAGACTAAATAAAACATATGATCACAACACTCAAGGACCTAAGTAAGGATTTTAAAAATGGCAGATTTTAGACTCGGTAGACTAAAGTTTAAGTGGCGCGGCGATTGGGTGGCGTCCACTGCTTATGTCATTGACGATATTGTTAAGTATGGTGCAAACTCTTATGTTTGCGTAGTAAACCACACTTCTTCAGCAAATCAAAATCTTTTTTATACCAATGATATATCAAAGTGGCAGCTCCACACAGAAGGTCTCAGAAACAGAGGAGACTGGACTGCTAACACTTGGTATGCTATCAACGATTTAGTAAAATATGGCAACTCAATTTATCGTTGCATCCTAGGACACACATCAGGTGTAACAGATTTTGCATTCTCCTCATTTACACTTTATGCTGAAGGTTTGAAATTTGAGGATACGTGGAATAGCACAACAACTTATCAGAAAGGAGATGTTGTAACTTTTGGTGGTTATACATATGTTGCTGAGCAAAACTCAACAAATGTTGCTCCAAATACTGATACAGCATATTGGAAAGTTTTAACAACCGGTTACTTATCTCAGGGTGATTATAATTTTATTGATGTATATGAGCCAGGTAATACTGTAAAATTTGGTGGTAATAACTATGCATGTAGAGTAACTACAAACGATGAAACTATTAGTCTTGGTGTTGTTTCAGGTAATGGAACTGTTGTAACAGTAAATTTTCTAAGTCCCCTACCCAGTGCTCCTTTTGGTATTAGAGATGAAGTAGTAATTTCTGGTGTTAGCGTTGCTCCATATAATGGAACATACAGGGTTCTATCTTGTACAACCACCGGATTTACATATAGTTCACCTCATACAACTGTTGGCGGTGTTGGCGGAACTGTAACTTATAGACCAGTACCAACGAATACAAGATTCTGGGATCTTGTTCTCGAAGGATTCAATTGGACTGGTCAATGGAACGGAACATCTGTTTATCAACTTGGAGATGTAGTAAACAGAAGTGGTAACTCCTATGTTTGTATTAATTCAAATACCCTAGGCGCTGCAACTGCTCCAGAACTTGATCCTAATGGTATTTATTGGAATTATTTATCTCAAGGTGGCAATGCTGCTCAAGTTCTACAAGAAGTTGGTGACCTCCTCTATCTTGCTGCTGGTGGTATCAATAGAATTGCACTACCTTTAGGAGATGGTAGTCCAACTGCACTAAGAGAAGCAAGCGGACAAGTTCTAACGGTTGGTGGAAATCCTCTCCTACCAAGATGGGAACAAAATAGTGTAAGTGCTTCTATTTACTATGTTACACTTGAAGGTAGTAATTCGTACAATGGAAGAAGCATTTCACGAGCATTTGCATCTTTAAGATATGCTTGTGATTATCTTGCATCTTTATCTGGAGCAGCGGCTCCTTCTGAAAGTAATCCTATTACAATTTTTGTAAAAGCAGGTGTTTATAGAGAAGTTCTTCCAATTACAATTCCAAGACATGTATCAGTTATTGGTGATAACTTACGTGCGACTATTGTTAAACCAAAAGCAGGAAATTCTGATTTACAAGCTTTAACTTTAGCATCACCAGTATCTCATATTTTGTTTGGTGACACAATTGAAAATGCTGCTGGAACAAAGATCGCTAAAGTTTTAGATTCTGATTATTCAAATAATGTTCATCTTTTAAATATTAGTGGTGGAACATGGGACAATAATGATAAGTATATCAATATTATTAGTCACAAAGCTGCAGATGCAAGAAATCTGATTATTGCAAACAAAGATTTTATTGCTGCAGAAGCATATGCAAGGGTCGCAAACCAATCAGGACCTCCTGCAGGTAATCCTGTCTTTGTAAAACAAAGACTTGCTCAATTTGCAGAAAGTTTAGCATTCAATGTTAAAGCAGGACAAAACAATAAAGTTTGGGAATTTGTTAACACTGTTATAACTGGTCAAAATCTAATTACAGGATTTCCTGGTCAAGATGTATCTCTTATAGATCAGATTGATGAAATTTCAATTGATGTAATGCGTAATATTCTTATTACTAGGGCGCCTGGTAATACTTTAACTCAAATAAGAGACCTTTCAATTACACCTGATACAGCTGCGCCTTATTGTGCTAACGTTGCATCTTCAATCAATACATTAGTAGGTATTGCAAAAACTGCAATCGCAAGTGGTAATTTATCAGGAACTGCTAAGACCGAACCCTATATTACTATTTCAACTGCTGCTACCAGAAGCAATGCAGAATCAACCATGTTCTATGTTGGTTCTCATAGCGTCGTTAAAGATATGATCTTTGGTGATATGACTGGTTATGTTCCTGCAACCGGACTTATTCCAGGGACAAACGAGCTTGCAGATCGAGATATAGGATCATCTACTATTAAAGGTGTTTATTTTAGACTTGACCCAAGCAATCCAATACAAAAATCACCATACATTCAAAACTGTGCCACTATTGGTGGAGCAGCTGTTGGTATTATAATTGATGGTAGTGTACATTCACACTTTGATAATACTTCAACACCATCTAATAAGTCAATGATATTTGACTCTTTCACTCAAATTTTGGATGGTGGTGTTGGTTTTTATGTTACTAAAGGTGCAGCATCAGAGATTGTTTCTTGCTTCACATACTACTGCCATATTTCATACACCTCAACCTATGGTGGTAAAATTCGTGCTGTTTCTGGAAACTCTTCTTACGGTAAATATGGTTGTATTTCCAGAGGATATGATCCTACAGAAACAACCATTGATGGTAAGATCTCTGGTAAGAGATTACACTTTAATTCATTACTACCAAAAAATGGCGTTTTTACACCAAAAGAAAGAATTACTGGAGCAACTTCTGGAGCTATTGGAGAATTTATTAATGATCAAACAGCATCTGGATTTATCTATTACTTACCAATTAGAGGAACTTTTGCACAAGGAGAAAAGGTAACTGGAGCATCATCAGGAGCATATGTAACTTTATTCAATAATACGGATGCTGTTACCGGTCAAAAAGGATTTGTGCTCGTTGCTGAGCAACTTAGTAATGGTCCAGACCAAGGAGGTTCAGTAGAACTGATTGATAATGGAACAAATGATGATGGGGGATCTTATGTTATTTCAAATTCATCTTATTCGAATCCAGATGGTAGAGGTACTTTAACAGTATCTAGAGCTCAACTAGGATCAGCGGCGGCAGCTGCTGTTGGTGCTACTGGATTTAATCTATATTCTTATGTAGCTACACCAACTCCAACCACTTTGGGTAGTTCTATTGATCAAACCACGACTGATCTCTTTGTCTCCTCAATTATAGGCATGACTGGTACTAGTTATATTATTATTGATCAAGAAATGATGAAAATTGGAAACTTTACTGGAGGAGACTCATTTACTGTTACAAGAGGAGTTGAAGGAACAAGTGCAGTACCTCATTCTTCCGGTTCTGTCATTACTGTTCTTGCTTCGAAAGTTTCTAATCAAGACGAAATTATTCAAGATATTAGTACCACTAGTACTGCTCTTCGTGTTGCAAAAGCGAATATTGTCGTAAAACCACTGGATTATATTAAACTTGGTAATGAATTTTTAAGATTAACTGCTGTCACTCCAGATACAACTGGTATTACTGTTCTATTCCTTTCTGATCAAAAAACAATTGCAGCTGGTGATGGACAATCATTCAAAATTCGCTATCGTTATTCACAAGTTCGTTTAACAGCACACGATTTCCTAGATGTTGGTACTGGAAGCAAACAAGAAACAAACTGGCCGTTCTTACCAGCAAATCAAAATATTCCTGCTCATGAAACTATTGAAAGTCGCCCTGGTCGTGTTTATTATGTTTCTACAGACCAAGATGGTAACTTTTCAGTTGGTAAGTTCTTCAGAGTTGAACAGGCAACTGGTAAGGCAACTCTAGACGCATCTGCATTTGATCTCTCTGGTCTAGAATCTCTTAGACTGGGTTCAATTGGTGCTCAATTAGGTGCATCTATTAACGAATTTTCAACAGACGGAACACTTTCACAAAATAGTGATGAAAAAGTTGCAACGCAAAAAGCAGTTAAGACTTATGTTGATAACATGTCTGGTTCGCTTGGAAACTTTACAGTTGGTGGAAATCTAACTGTAAAGGGAACTACCACAACAGTTTCATCTGTGACTGTAGAAACTAAAGATAGAAATATTACTTTAGGAAAGGTTGTTGCTGGAGCATTCAATGGTAATATTTCAAGTGGAAGTCCAATTATTTCCAACATTAGCGATACAACAAATCTGGCTCCAGGGGTTGCTGTTTCTATTACATCTGGTAGTGGATCTGTAACACTCGGAAGTACTGCAAGAATCATATCTGTTACTGCAACTACAGTGACATTAACTGAAAACTTTGGTGGACCAGCAGGTGCAACTGCTACAGGTACTGTATTTGCAGTTTCGGGTGCTACAGACTTCACAGCTGATTCTGGTGGTATTACTATTCTTGGAACAACCAATAAAGAATTTAGTTGGTTGTCTTCAAATAATGCTTTTAATAGCACCGAAAGTATTGCTCTTGCATCTGGCAAGTCATTAATCATCGGATCAACTACTGTCCTCACTAGTACTACAGTGTTAGGACTAACACTTGGCGATACCGATGCTGCTCTTGGTGGTTCTACTGCAAGTAATACTAAAATTCCAACACAACTTGCTGTTAAAACATTTGTTGAAAAATATAATGGAATTTCTGCCGCAAATTATTTTGTTGCAGCAATGTGAGATATAAATAACTAAGTAAAAAAAATTAAACCGATTTTACAGGAACGGAGAGACCCATGCCATCAGGAGTATTTGCAAAATTAAACATTGCAGCTGCAACTTGGACAACACTTGTTGCCCCAGCACCATCAGGTACATTTAAGGTTGCTACAGTAAACCTATGCAACCGCACATCTTCAGACATTAAAGTGAGAATTGCTCTAGCAGCAAACACCACAGTAGCTGATACTGATTACATTGAATATGATACAACCATTATTGCTAATGGTGTTCTTGAAAGAACTGGTATCCTAATTGATAGTACATTTGGTATCCAGGTTTATGCTGCATCTGCGGGAATCACAGCGGCCGCTTACGGTATTGATAGCTGATTAAATAACAAATAACAAGGATTCAATCTAATGGCACGAAGAATCTCAACGATACAATCTGCGACTAGTAAAAAACTTACTAATCCATATTCACAACCAGCTTTTACATGCTATGGTATGAATCATAGTCATGGGGGTGGATATTGGTCTTATGACCATAATATGAACTTGATCAATTCCGATTTTGGTGATGGTGGTTATGCTTATGGTTCATTCAGAACACATAGTACTGGATCTAGTCAATTTTTTGAACAAACAAGTTCGCACTCGGAAATCCAAACTGATAACACTCCTAGTAGTTCATCTGATCGTGCCGCAGGTACAAATATGATTGGTTATTTAGGACACCAATCACATGCTAGAGCTTCTTCTCGTAGTTCTATTGGTGGGTGGGCAGGTTCTAATAGCAACGGTGGTAGAGATAGAAGAGGAGTAGGATTCCGAGATTGTGGAGTCATTGTAAATGAAACCCATCAAGATTATGCAATTTTTGGAAGACATGCAGGAACTAGTGGAACGTATTTGCATTGTGGATTAAGAAGCGCACATGGATATTACACAAAAATGCAGAATGGAACTTCTGGTTTTGAGATTCTTATTCCCCCTAGGTCACCAGGTGGACGGGGAGTGTATGGAGGCATTTGCTACAATCCAAAAATTAAAAAACTCTTAGTTATTGAATCTGACGGCAGCTATAATCACAGAGCAGTTATATGGAATAATGTTCCAGATTTAAGACAGTTTGCACATTTGGGAGCAAACTATGCATATAGTGGTTTAGGAGACAGTTATAGTGCTCAAACTGGAGGAAGAGGATTATTATACGATTATTTCCAAACTTCAAGTAATGCAACTGTATATACAATAAATAACTTTAATACAAATTCTTATTCTGGAGCTGATGAAGCAAACTGGAGACCTGTTCCAATCTTGAACGATGATTTAAGCGTCAATGTTTTTACAATGACTCCAAGTGATGGAGCTTTAATTTATGGTTGGAACGCAGATGGAACTCCAACTGGTGTAAAGAAAAGATTTTCTTGGACCACTTCGTATGGTTACGGCCATGGATCTGGATTTGGATCTAGATGGACTGTAACAAGTGATGGTAAGTATGTAGCTGCATACTGTCCTAGCTATTATTATCAATCGGGAGCACACGTTGGACTTTTTAGAGTTTCTGATGGCAAATATTTGACCTTCCAAACGAATGATAGCACTCATGGAAGATACATACTCCCAATTGGAAAATCAGATATGGTGTGGGGTTATACCCATAACACCGATAGTGGTCGTGGAGTCTTACTTCACACGGTTAATATTCCACAAGAATTTTCTATTAAAAATAATGGAGATGAAATACCACTTGATAATTATTGGATGGATTACTACTTTGAGGCTGGAACTCATTCAACATGTTATCCAGTTATCATTCCAGCTCATTATGATACATCATTATTCAATGATCAAAATCTACCAACACTAAGTTAAGAAAATGGCACTTATTTTTTATAGAGAATCCACCAATTCTGTGGTTAGAATTACAGATCAAGATACGTTTGAACGCGAAGGACTTACCGAAGAGTCTGTTCTTGCTGCTGGTTTTAAAGTATTTGATCAAGATCTTGATCCTGAAGAACACTACTCTCTTGCTTTAGTTCTATCTGAAGATGGAAAGTCTTTTGTAAATAGATTCCCAGGAAAATCTCTTGATGAACAAAAAGAACTAATTGATGCTGAAGATGAATTGGCTGTTTTCAATTCAGCAAAAGAAATAAAAAAATCATCAATTTTAGCATTTCTCAAATCTAGGATTGAAGAGTTAGATTGGAAACTCCAAAGAGCAAGAGATCTAGATTTGATTAATCAAAATAACCAGTCTGTATGTGCGGTATATCAAGAAATTCAAGAATTAAAAGATAAAGCAAATGCATATTCAGATTCTGTTGATTTGCTAAAAACTATCGAAGATGTACAAAGTCTCCCTGCAAAGGGTTTCTTATAAATACACTTTGATCAACAAATTCCAAATGTAGTGAGCACAAATGGCTAGAACAATTACAACAAAAGCATCTGCAGTCTCCACTAGGACACAAGATCCATACACACAACCAGCTTTTGCTGTATATGGTTCTCATGCAAGTAGTCATGGATCTGGTTTTATTTGTTATAATCACAACTTAGAAATTCATTCAGTATTTACTGGTGATTCTAATCAGTCCTATAGTAGATTTAGAACTCAGAGTGGTGGCGGCGCTCCAGAATTTTATAATCATTATAATAATAGTGCTTATATGGAGTGTCATACACAACCTGGCAGCGGCGCGGAAAGATGCAATAATACTTGTAATACTGGATACTTAGGTCATCAAAATTTAGTTTCTCCAACGGAGTATTCTTCATCTGCTGGATATATTGTTGCAGATGACGGGAGACACCGAAAGGCGCAGGCTTTCAGAGATGTAATGACAATTGTCAATGAAGAAAACCAGGATTATGCTATTTTTGGACATCATAATGGCGGTAGTGGTACATTGTTCTCTGCTGGCACCAGAAGTGCCATGAGATATTATGGAGAGTTTTCAGTCACAGGTATAAGACGTTTTAACATCATAAGGACAGGTGGAGCTAATAATCAAGGTTGTTATGGTTCTGGGTGTTACAATGTAAAGACTAAAAAACTAGCAATCATTGAATATAATTCATCTACTGGAAGACTTACACCAACTGTTTGGAACAATGTTCCTGATCTAAGATCATTGGCTTTAAATGGAGAAGCACAGTATTCTGGATTGACACAAAGATCTGCAGCATATTCAGGAGAAACAGGTGGACCTATTTACCAGTTTTTCCAGAACTCTGCGAATTGTACAGTGTACAATACAGGAACTCATAATCTTAATGATTATAGTGGTAGTGATGAATCTAGATATAGACACCAAACTGTTTTATGTGATAATGGAAAAATTGTTACATTTACAATGACTCCAAGTAATGGTTGTGTGGTTCATAGATGGAATGCTGATGGAACTTATGAAGGAGAAGTTTGGAATGGCACTTGGACCACTTCGTATGGTTTCGGCCATGGGAATAGATTTGGGTCTAGATGGCAAGTAACAACAAGTGGAAAATATGTTTGGGCATATTGTCCTTCATATTATTATGGAGCGGGCGTATATTGGGTTTGTATTCGTGTATCAGATGGCAAATTTATTAAATTCCAATCTAATGATAGCACTAATGGAAGGGCATCTGCTCCAATTGGAATGAATTCAATGATATGGACTTATACAGAAAACTCGGACGGACCAGGACTTTATTATAAGATATGGGAACTTGATTACTATCTAGCAATTTTAAACGACAATCAAACAGTTAGTTTAGATGATAATTACAGTGCCTATATACTAGATTGTCCAACAAATACTACAAACTATCCAACAATTGTTCCTGCAATGTATGATACATCAATGTTCCATAACAACACTATTCCAAGAACCATTAAATAAATAGTAATTAGATTAATTAAAAAAAACCATGGCATTTCTTATTTTTACATATACTCCTGATGGGGGAAAATTAAATTCTGTCACTCCATATGATGATATTCCCTATGGATTTGAAAATCAAGATAATGCTGCTGGTGTTGAATATAACTATAATCCAGAAGTTGAATTTATTAGTGCTTTAGTTCTATCAGAAGATAGAAAGACTGTTACTAACAAGTATCCAGGAAAAACTGTTGAGGAGCAAAAGGAACTTTGGCAACAAGAGATAGACCAAGAAGAATTTTCTCATGATTTAAATATCTCTGTAGGAATCATCAAGGCACAGGTTAGAAGTCTCATTGAAAAACTGAGATTTGCTGAACTTCGTGCGAAAGAATTGGATGCAATAAATCAAAATACCGACAATCAAACTATTTTAGCACGTTGGAGATCGGCAGTACGTGATGCCAATAATTCTCACGAGCAACTATTATTATCTTCCGTAACAACAAAAGAAGAGTTAGATCAATTTAATTTAAATTGGTCTACAAAATTCTTATCCGAAAATCCAGTTCCAGAGTTTGATTGATATAATAAAGATTATTAAAGCAAATTATAAATACCCGTAGGAAACTATGGGTATTTTTTTATGGCTCAACCTGCCAGTAGGTCCGAGCTAAGGAACTATTGTTTAAGACAATTGGGGTTCCCAGTTCTGGAAATTAATGTAGACGACGATCAAATTGAAGATGCAATTGATGATGCTCTTCAATACTATCGTGAGCGTCATTATGATGGCGTTGAGCGCATGTATCTAAAGCATCAATTTACTGCTGCAGATGAAACAAAGTTTGAAAATCAAAAGCAACTTATCACTGTTAATGGTGATGTTTGGGAAGAGCGTGATAGGTATATCAACATTCCATCTCACGTAATGGGAATTTCCAAGGTTTTTGGTTTAGCAAGTAATGCAATCAGAAATAATCTTTTTGGTATTGAATATCAGATTTTTTTAAATGATTTATATTCTGTGGGATCTCTTGATATGCTCAACTATTTTATGGTTAAGCAATGGATGGAAACTATTGATATGGTATTGAATAATGGATCTTTTGTTGAGTTTAGATTTAATCAACGTCAGGATAGATTGTATCTAGATGTTGGAAAAGATATGCTAGATGAAAACATTTATATCATTATTGATTGCTATAGAGCACTAGATCCAAATACATATACTCAAGTTTATAACGATCCATTCATTAAAAAGTATGCTACTGCTTTAATTAAAAAGCAGTGGGGACAAAATCTAATTAAGTTCAATGGTATCCAACTTCCAGGTGGAGTTAGTATGAATGGGAGACAGTTGTATGAAGACGCCATTGTAGAAATTGAACTACTAATGGCGGCATCAAGTAATACTTATGAATTACCTCCAATGGATATGATAGGATGAAAAAAGTATATTTTCCTCAATTTGGTGGTAACATTACAGAACAAAATCTTGTTCAAGATCTAGTCGATGAACAAATTAAATTGTTTGGTTGTGACGTTTTCTATATTCCGAGAGTTCATTTAAAGGATAAAACTCTTGGTGAAGTTATCCAGTCAGAATTTAATCAATCTTATATGATTGAAATGATGTTAATCAATGTAGAGGGATTTGGAAGTGGGTCTGAATTTGTTAGTAAATTTGGGTTAAGAATTACTGATGAAATTACATTTGTGGTTTCTCGTAGAAGATGGGAACAATCTGCAAACCCAGCTTTAAATTTAACTGTTGACTCAAGACCAAATGAAGGTGATCTTTTGTATTTTCCATTGACAGACGACATCTATGAAATTAAATACGTAGAACGAGAAACACCATTTTTTCAATTAGGAAAACAGTATTTTTATACTTTAACCGCTGAAATTTACGAGCAAGGCGCAGATAAGTTTGATACGGGTATTGATGAAATTGATAATATTGAAAGAGATTTTAGTAATATTACAACTCTATATCTTAGTCCAACAAGTAGACAGCAAGCAACAGGAACTGCATCTATCAATACAGGTGGTCAAATTAGTTTGGCATCTGTGGGTGTTAAAGGAACAGGATACAATGCCCCACCAACAGTTACTGTATCTGGAAATGGAGTTGGGGGAATTATTGAATCAAAGGTTTCTGATGGAAAAGTAATTTCATTGGTTGTTGTCAATCCAGGATCTGGATATACAACTCCCCCAACAATTACTATTGCTGCTCCTCCAGAAGCGATTGACTTTATCAATGATGAGCATGTTGTTATTGGTGGATTTATTCAGCAGGGTCCAACAAGAAATTGGACATCGGATAATAAAGTAATTCAAGTTATTGCTGCTCCTAATTTTGATCCTTTATTTACCACAACGACTCAGAAAAAATATTTCTATTGGAAATTCGAGGACTCACGAATCTCATACGTGTACACATTTAATAAAACAAATCCAACTACTGCGCCAGGATATTTTTATTATGACACAACAAATTTAAAATTTATTATTAATGCATACGTTGATACGGATACCAGTGGTTCAACAGCAATTATGTATGATTTGAATAGTGGAACAATTGCAGAGGTTGCTGATTGGAACGGAGTAACATATAAACTTGAAATTATGAACCGATCTGGTAACTTCATAGACAATGATATTATACGTGGGGTAGAATCAAACGCGATATATATGTTAGGATCATTCTCAACTATTAATAACGAGAGTACTGATTTTGATCAAAATACTGCGATTGAAGATGGTGCAGATGATATTATTG